CATCAGGTTAAAAGACTTAATTGGAGTAAGCAAGACCACCCATGCCACTCATGACACGAAGGACATTGTAGTTAGTGGCATAGACGCGTACTTTAGCGGTGTTGGTACCAGAGACGGTAGCATTGGAAAGAACGAGTTGAAGAGTGGCGTTATCAATACGGGAGAAATTGCAACTTCCAGAAGGTTGGTGTTCTTCGGGGCGAAGAGCAAAGGAGTATACGTTAATACCGGTATCGGGGGCACGTGTGTGTGCTTGGAAAGGTTGTACTTGGTCGAAGTATGTACCTTCACGTTCAGAGAAGCGGTCTTGGCCATTAAGTTGAAGTTTGGCAACAACAACAGGGTTAAGACCCCAGCAATGCATGTCAAGGGCAGATTCGGCAAGAACGAATGTACCGGCATCAGATACAGATGAAACGGCACCGGAATCAAGATTGGCCCCGTGAGCAGTTCCAACAGCGGCGTCGTTGGAACCAGGGTCGGCGAAAAGACCAGAACCCTCAATGAAGGCATCAGTTCCTAAGATACCGGTAGGACCTCCGAAGGCATGAAGAGCGTTGGGGAGGGCATCGACGGCATCAGTGTAATTGAAAGGCTGGGCACCAAGAGTCTTGTAAAGAAGAGAACCACCTACAAGAGATGAGCAGTAGTCAACATTGGCATCAGGTTGTACGACCCAGATAAGTTCCTTACAAGGGTGGTTGAAATTGAGTTTGATCTTGTTGGAAGAAGAACCGACAGATTCATCACCAGTGAATTGAAGTTGTTCAATCAAGTACTCGTGGGGGTTTTGGGCCATTCTGCGGCGTTCGTCAGTGTCAAGGAAGACATAGTCGACGTAAAGAGAAGCGGCAACAAGAGATTGATTGTAAGCAGAACTTACTTGTTGGTTACCGGTAGCAGCACCCATATCTTTGACAGCCCATAAACATTCGTCAATAGGGCGAAGATCGAGGTTGATCTTGACTTCGTGGTATTGAAGGGCAATAAGAGGAAGAGCAAGACCTGGGTTACGGCAGTACCAGAATTGAAGAGGTACATAAAGAGTTGTTTCGGGAAGAGAGTTGCGAGGAGCACATACTTGAGCAGGTACATCTTCACCACCGCAAGGTCCGTCAACATCGGCAAAAGAAGGATCAGTGATGTAGGTAAGTTGTGTTGTGTTACCAATCATCTTGAAGTAACCGCGTTGTTGTTCAGCGGTCATGGTAAGTTGGTTCCAGATGTGCATCCAGTCACCATATTGACGGTCGATGCGTTGACCACCAATTTCTACTTCAACTTGGGCAATAAGTTGTTCACCTGGGAAATCTAACCAACGAGCATGTTTTAAATCATCAAGATCCTTGGAGATTTCAGGAAGAGTTACTTGAAGATAAGTGCGGTAAGCAAGATCACCATTACGGCTAATGGTACAGGTTACACGGCGACCGAAATCGGCTTGGCCGTTGAAAGTTTGTTCAATGGATTCCATTGAGAAGTTAGTGTAACGACGGTATGTTACTTTCCAGAAGGTAATTTGAGGATTACCAGTGAGATAAACGTCTTGTGCGCCATAGGCTACGAGTTGCATAAGTCCACCACCCATGATTATAATATATGTAAAGAAAAAAAATATATATATTTTAAATTAATTAAATTAATTAAATTAACAAAAAAACATATTATACAAACTTTTAATATTATTTATAAACTTTGCATGTTATTTTAGTCATGATTGTTAGATAACAACTTATCTAATTTTGTATTTTCTTTTACAAAATTTGATAAAAATGTATCACTAAATATTTCTTCTTTATTTTCATGTGGTTTTTTGAAATAATATGAATCGTTTATTTTTTTTATGGACCATCCTTTTTCTAAAGCATTATACATAAATATCATTTTTTGTAAATGTTCGAAACTTATGTTTTCAACTTTCATTTATCATTAGTAAACAAAACTATATAAAGTTATTAACAAAATTATATTAAATTAAATATATGCCATCGTTTAAACCTAAAACTAATAAAAAGATATCGGTTAATGAAAAAAATAGCATTACATTAGATAACAAACACAATGAAATAATGACAACCTTTTCAAATAATGAATCAATATTAGAAAAATTAGAAGAAGAAAAAAAAGATATACAACTGCATATAAATGAGCAAAAAAACAAAATTACTAATAATCCAAGTGAAATATTGGAAAATCAAAAAATATATAATGATTTAAAAGAAATAAATAAAAAAATGAAAAAAATAAGAAATGAAAAGAAGAAATATTTACTTAATAATGCTAAATCAATATTTACTTATTTTGAAGAAAAGAAGAATATTAGCAATAATGACGATGGTAATACAAATAGTAAAAAATTAAATGAATTTTTTAAAGTAAAACCAAAAAATAATGAACAACAAGAACAAGATGATAACCATGTAAATATTGTAAAAAAATATTTAGCAACTGTCGACGAAACATATGTTGATTTGAATAATTATGTTGTTTCACATCAAATATGTGAATATTGTCATAAAGGTGAATACATACCAGTAGATGAAGAAGGATTATTAATATGTAATTTGTGTTCACGTTTTGTGCATTATTTAATCGAAAATGAAAAACCATCTTATAAAGAACCTCCTAAGGAAGTATGCTTTTATGCATATAAAAGAATAAATCATTTTAGAGAAATATTAGCACAATTTCAAGCAAAAGAAACAACACAAATACCAGATAAAGTAATATATGATATAAAAAATCAAATAAAGAAAGAAAGAATTGAATTAAAACATATTACAAATAATAAAGCAAAAGAAATATTAAAAAAATTAGGTTATAATAAATACTATGAGCATATACCATTTATTAAAGATATGATAGGTATAAAACCACCTGTAATGACGCCTGAATTAGAAGAAACTTTATGTAATCTATTTATGGAAATACAACGACCGTATGCAAAGTTTTGTCCCGATGACCGTGTTAATTTCTTGAATTATTATTATACTGTATATAAATTATGTGAATTACTTGATCAAAAACAATTCTTACCTTTTTTTCCAATGTTAAAAGATAGAGAAAAGCGTATTGAGCAAGATAATATATGGAAACAAATATGTGATGAACTTAATTGGGAGTTCATACCAACTATATAAAATTGATTTTATATTTAAAAGCATTTGTAAATATAAAATAATGGAAATGTGGAAACCAAAATATGATAATCTCGATATGTTTATTGGAAAAGATGTGAAAGTGTATTTTAATGAAGAATATAGAACTGGAACAACTAAAGATAAAGTGTATGAAAGTGGAAAAATACTTAAAATAAGACAATCTCAACTTTCGCCAAATATTTATACTGTTCAAATAGATAATAACGGTCCATGTCCTCATAGTATAGCATCAAATATTATAAAAAAAGTAGAAGTAAAAATGTTTGAAGTTGAAATAAATAACGAAATAAATAAAATGTGTGATAAATATTTGGTAAATGATATGTCCTATGTTATTAGTGAATATATAAATCCTTATTTACTCTTATAATTATATCATCAATTACAATATAAATATATTTATTTAGTAAATATTATATTTTTTATATAATGTTGGATAGGAATTAACGCATAATCACTTTAACTATGTTTCTTTATTATTTTTTAGAATTATAATTTCGTATTTTTTTGTATTGAGTATTTTCATATATACATATTTTGTAATCATCCGGAAACCATTCTGTAGTTTCATCATACACCCAACAATCACTACACAGTCTGCTATGAAATCCTAATTCTTGACATTGACAATTGGGTTCAATATATTGTTTAAATACAAAGTCTTCATAAATTTCTTTTTTGTAAAATATATAATCAAAATATTCATTTAATGCTTTATATATAAAATCATTTCTCATGTATGTTCTTATATTATTTGTAATTTCCTCTGGTAGTTTATTTTCAATCATTATTAATGGATTATTCATTTATATATCTAAAGTATAAAATTAAATCAATTTTGAAAAATTATATTATAAAAGATATTAAAAGGTATATATGGTTATAATAATAATAGGTTACATATTATGCATCAACTTTTATCACCTTGGGTATTCTTATTTGAATATATAAAAACAGGTTATTTTATTATAGATACTATATTATTAACTTTTTTAGTATCATATGCAGGAGATTTTATAGATAATATACGATATAATGTATCAATTGAAAAAATTCAAAAGATATTTAAATCATATTTAAAAAATACATATAGTATTGAATACGAAGGAAAGCGAAATGTTGTTTTTAATAGATGGGACCGAGATGCTAATATATCATGTTCGTTTAGTATTACATTGAAAGCATTAATATATTATATACAACATAATTGTAACAATATAAAAAGTTTAAAGGAAATTGTATTAAAATTAGATAATACAGACGCATATGATACATATATAACTACTCAAACTTCTGGATTTATAATAGACAAAGAAAAGGAAATATATGTTACATGTGAATATAATGAAAATAAAGATGATATTATTAAAAATAATAATAAAGAAGATAGTAAGAATTATGAAATGATAA